CCATGGGCGTTTGACGGTGTCGCTGCCGTTGTTGCGAGTGGCGAAGTGGTACTGGCCGTCCTGCACGACGGTCTTCAGGACGATCGAAACCATGCCTTCGAGGGTGATCTTCTCGTCCAGCATCTTTCCGATCGTCTTGATCTTGGTGCGCCCGTCATCGGTGGTTTCGACGTGCGAAAGGACGTAGACACGCACTTCGTCGGGAAGGCGCGCGGCTTCGACCAGAATGTCCCAGGCGTTGCGGCCAATCTCGGTGAACTTCTCGAAGCCCTTCTCGGCGCTGCGGCGCATGAACTCGTTGGCCATGACGTACTGGAAGTCGTCGATGACGATGATCGGGCGCTTGGTGCGCTTCATGGCGCCCACTATCGTGGCGGCAGAGTCGCAGACGAAGATGCTGCCGGCCGGGTTGTCCTTCGTGACCGGCTTCCAGCTACCGCTCTTGAACGGTAATGGCTTCTTGATGGCCTGGATCAGCAGGGTTTGCGACGGGTCGAGGTTGCGCAGGCTGGTGGACTTGCCTGTGCCCGACTGCCCGAGGATCATGGTTACGGTGCTCATTGATTGCTCCTGATTGGTCGATTGCTGCGAGTGCTACAGAGCGGCCGCGGTGGGCACGCAGGAATTGATCGGGAAGGCCGGGGGCATAGAAGTCTTCGGCTTTCATGGCTGTTCGCGCGCGGCCACGACGGTCTTGCCGCAGCCTTCGCAGGTGGGGTAGGGGGTGGACTTGGCGTCGGTCTGCTGGCGCTCGCCATAGCCGAAGATCAGCGCGGTTAGCAGGCCGGCCACCACGTAGGCGGCGACGCGGTTGTCGCGGTCGCTCAGCAGGCGGCGGATCATTGGCGGACCTCCAGGGCGCAGCGGCAGGCATCACGCGCAGCCAGCGCCCGGGCGTTGTCGAACATGCCGAAGTGACAGACGGACAGCGGAATTTCCAGCGCACGGGCCAACCACGCATAGCCGGCCTTGCGGTCTCGGTTGTGCTTTACCAGCACCACGCGCTGAAACACGGTCTTGGCGTCCTTGCGGGCCTGGATCGTCTGGCGGTCGGCCATGATGCCCAGCGGAAGGTCGGTGTCCGGATGCAGCCCGACGTAGGCTTGGCACTGGGCGCAGCGGTAGACATAGGGCCAGTCGCCAAAGGACTGGCCGTTGTAGATGTCGCGGTTGTTGGTCAGCTTCACCGGGCCGCCGCAGCAATGGCACGACGTGGGCGGTTCGATGCGGTCGCGCACTCGCGCCAGGGCTCGGCGCGAGACATGGGGCAGCGGCGCCGGCGGCTTGAGCGTGGTCTTGCTCTGGCTGCGCGGGTCCACGCCCAGGACGTTGATGGTCGTCATGCATTTCTCCGGTGCAGGGCCATCGCGGCGTCGCCGATCAGGCCAATCAGGTAGGCGGCGCACAGGCCGATTAATTGGGATAGGGTGGGGAGGGTCATCGCGAAGCCTTAGCGGTTTCCTCAATCAAGTCCTTGGCGCGCTGGATGAATGCCGCGCCACGGTCTGATTTGGGCGCCATAAGGGCCAGCAGCAAGTCTTCTTGCCCGCTGGAATTCCAGGCCAGTTTGTCTATGATTTCTTCGCCATACTCGAAGCCTGCGTAGCCGAAGGCATCGCCACCGCGTGTGGTTGCCAAGACCACAGACAGAATCACTTCTTCCTGACTTGGAGGTGCGTCCTCCACGCGTTGCACCTGTTGCAAGCGTCCCGGAGACGATGGATAGTCGGCGTATTGGGCCTTCGGCTCAACGCCAACGTGGATACCGAAGCGGTCATATGTGACGGTCAACATGTCTATCTCCAGCCCACTACGTACGCGAGTGGGATCAATAGGATTGCGTAGTACCAGCGCATGTCCCAGGCGTTGCGAAGCATCTGCTTTAGGTCATTCATCGCGGGTCTCCGGTTTCACAGAAAGGCCGCGCAAGACATGTTGGCAGCGGGATATGCCTAATGCTTGAGCGCACATACCAATGTTGAATTGCTCGTCGTTGTGGTCGAGGTCTTCGCCAGGGATACGGGCCTTTAGCGTTTCCATGAACAGCGCATTCAATTCATTGAACGCATGTTCCAGAGCCTTGCGTACAGCTTCCTCGGCGTAGGCTTTAGCCCAGGCGCGTAAGTGGTCATGAACCCACCCGTAAGCGGGCGCTTCGTCGCCTTCATTAATGATCTGCAACTCGGGCAGGTCAGGAAGCGGTGGCAGCTTTATCGTGCTCATGGTCGTTCCTTCACCGTTTTGGCAGCAATCTCGGGGTCGACAAACAGAAGCAGCGGGATCAACTTGTTGTTCTCCGGGTTCAGCACTGCTCGCAGATCGGAATAAGGCGATCCAAGCTGCTCAATACCGATTTCTACGGGTACCTTGACGGTGCCGCGCTTTGTCGTGCTCACGTTGCCGTTGATGAAGCTGGACAACGGATGCACGTAAAAACCGTCAGGCAGAGCGCGGATTGCATTGATGAGTGCTTCGTTCTTATCCATGCCCATTCCTATTGAAAAAGGTGCAGCTGCCCTCGCCCGGTCCTCACGGATACCCAGCCGTCAAGCCTCATGGCCACTCGGCTGTCTAGACTGGGGTCTTGAAGGTGGGGAAGGGCAGCTGCGGTAAGTCGTAGACGCTCAGGGCGGCGAACCCCCAGCCTTGGGTAAGGCTGACGTAGGTAGTGGGGGAGGGATTGGGATTCGCCGGCCTGAGCGACCGAGGGGGATGCTGGTTACGGTTCCAGCTCCGGCAACTACTCCGGACGATTGCTGATGGCAGCCGGGTTTGGCCCGGCCCGGCTAGCACGGTACTGCTGCCATCAAGAGAACCCGCTACAGCGGAGTAAGACTGCCTCGCCCGGTGCGCGCACTTCTAGCCGTCCCTTGCGGGTGCAACGGGTTCTCTTGATAGTGCCGCGTTTCGTGCGGCTACGGCTGCTATGCAGCACCAGGGGGGATTACTTAGCCAGACTGGCGGCGTATTCGATGAGGTACACCTTCGGGGCTATCCAAATCTTCAGCCACGTGAAGCTGTTCAGCACGCACACGAAAGAGACCATCCCCAGCACAGCGGATACGACAGTGAGCCAGAATCTCATCCAAAACCGGGGGTCATCGTCGTAGCTGTTTTTCTTCGGCGAGAAGTCCGCTGCCAATCTGAATCCACGACGGATGAACACGAATGCGGCATAGGTGAACGCAAGCGTGATGACCATACCGAGGAAGGAGCTGGCCATCTTCCAGTACAGCAACTGCTGGATGACACTGGGTAATTCCGCCTTCAGGAAGCCCACGCCATCCGATACAGCCTCACCCGTCTTGCCGATGATGTCGGCCAACGCGGCCTGTAGTTGATCGTTCACTTCTTCTCCTTTGCCCCTCGGGCTTATCAACGGGATGGGGGATTAAAAGAACCCGCCAGAGCGCAGCAGGAACACAGAAATGCCGACGCCTATCAAGGTCCACCACACGTTATGGGTGTCCTTCCTGGGTTGGCCGTGTCGCGCCAGTTCCAGGCCAATGCCGATTCCGTACATGGCGATCATCGCGAATTGCGGCCACTGGTAGTCCATCTCGTTCTCCTTGTTAATCGGTATGAATCCTGAAAGAAGCGGGCCGGGCTTGAGTACCGGCTACAGTTGCGTCTACTGCCCCTCTGCGCCGCTTCCCCTTAAGGGTCATCCGAGTCGTTAGCTCTAGAGCTTCATGCGCAGTCGAGGGCGTGTCCTTCCACGCCGCCGCTTCTTTCAGGACTCATGTGTCTGCGTCCTGTCAGGGCGCAGAGATTGTTAGTGCTGCAAGAGGCGAAGAATCCGACGCCTGGTTTCGCTAGGCTTGTTGAAGTGCTTGACGATCGCACGCAAGAAACGCACTTGCCGGTGCTGCGGGCGCCGCAACTTTCGGTTTCGGTACATACGTCGAAGCTCACTTCGGGACACAACGATGTCCATCCTTGCTCTCCTTGTTCATTCGTAAGCCCGCTCTAGGAACGGGCTGGCGGATGAATTCCGGAGCAGCGCGCTACCTGGCTGTTCCCTAGCAACTGTTCGATAAATTCAAACGGTTGCGTCGGCTCCAGGTAGAGCGATGCTTCTTCAATCTCAGCCAAACTTTTCAACGCTAAATTCGGCTTCTTCCAGGTAGTAGTACGTCTTGTCGTGGCGGTTGTATTCGCACTTCAACGTGCCGACGTACTTCACGCCGTCGACCATGAATTCTTGGTCGTACACATCGGCGCCGCAGTTGTAGGAGCCTTCGCAATCCTCATGGGCACGACCGCGCAGAATCTCTTCTACCTCGCCCTCCGCGTCTTCCAGCGTGGCGAAGACGTTGTTTTCTGCTTTCTGCGTCCAGAGCAGTAGAGCTGCCTCTGCGTCCTGCAATGCGCGCTTGGCGTCAGCAATGTCCTGCTCGAGCTTTTCTTTCATCGGTATCTCCAGGTTCATGAAAATGCCTGAGCCGGGAGGGCTGGCATTCAGATGAATCTGGGGAAGCAGGGCGACCCGCTTCCCATCGCAGCGAGCTTTCATTCGCTGCCCCGTCTTGTCCGTTTCCGGGCCTCCACGGCTCCCCGCTATTCGTATCCAGCCCGGGTGGCTGCGTTGCGATTTAGCGTCCTCGCCAACGACGTGCTGCGCCTGGTTGGGCCAGGCCTGAGGTACTGCTGTCCTGCTTCCCATGCCCACCCGACTTTGTGGCTCTACGTCCTCTCGCTGGGATACGAGGCCGAGGGCTTGTTGCGGCGCCGGGTTTGCAGCGCATGGATGAATAATAGCGGCACTAGTAATCAGTTGTCAATAGTGCCACTAGTATTTTTCTATAGGCGACAAAAAAGCCCGCTATTGGCGGGCTATGTGATCGGGATGGAGTGCTAAGAAGGCAGCTTCTGGAACTGTTCGGGATGGAAGTTCGGGCACCAGTCACATCCGACGCGGGCGGCAGATGCCTGAATTTGTTGGGGCATCGTGGACGGGTGTGACCGAGACAGGCCATAGCCTTGGGTTCCCCACTTATACATGTAGTGGCACGGCAATAAATATGGACCGCCTGGGCCCTGGCCGCCAGCCGTGAACGGGTCGTCTACGACTATTTGACAGTGGGCGCGCCAATCTTCTGCCGTCAAAGAGGTCAGAAAGCACTCCAGTACCTCAAGAAATCGCCAGTTATTGTTTGACTGGTGGATACC